GTGTGTGACGGACCCTTTATATAGGCCCGTCACACACTGACGTCAACCCCCATACAAATGGCTGCGCCACAGGCTCACGATGGGCATGTGGTTGTGCAGCTCCGTCGGCTCTACATCTCCGACCTTGGATATCCAGCCCATCCGCTTCATGGCGTTGGGACCGGACACCCAAGTGTTGGGGTGGAGGGCGCGAGGAAGGATGACCCCTTCGAGGCGAGCCACCCGCCGGAAGCTATCCCCGGCGACCGTCTCATTGTTGATCAGGTGCCCCTCGCAGGCCGACAGGTAGGCGAGGACGAACTCCGGATTCTCGTCCATCGCCCGCTTCCAGCACTTCGCTGCCATCTCCATGGCCAGCTCCATACGCTCACTCATTGAACGTCTCCTCTCCCTTGTCAGCGAGGTGCGGGGTTGTTTCGACCGAAAACCCGACGGGCGTCCTCTCATCGTCCCGTTGCCGACCTTTTGATAAATCATTGGTCACGAGGATGGCCTCGGCGTGATCCACCGTTCTGGCCAGCGCACCATACTCATGCTTCTCACCGTATATTTTATGAAGCTTAATTGTCTCTCCCGTAAAATCGGTCATCTTAACCTCCTACCCTAGTGCGGACCAACTCGGTCCAGTGCCGCCCTCCAGCAGATTTGCTGTCGGTGCGTTCGGAAACACGTCGAGGTAGCCCGCGATCATGTCATCTCGCATGATCTGAAGGCATCTCTTCGCGTCGCTTGTCGCCGCCTCGTCGATCAAGGCGTCGTGAATAGTTGATAACATCCGGGTCATGGGCTGCTTGCCCGCCGCCCGCTCCGCGTCGAGGGACGCCTTGTGTCGGGCGATGGCCTTGGCCATCACGCTCAACGCTCCCCTTTGTACGGGATAATTCGCGCATTTTGGGAGGTCCGGTTTGCCCATGTAGATTGTTCCGCCATCGATACACCGCACGAACTTGGTGCGCTCGACCTCGTCGATGACCGCGTGGCGCAGGTTGAAGGCCTTGGGATACCGGTCCTGCCAGAAGTCGATATAGTCCTGCGCGACGCCAATCGAGGTCCGCATGTTGACGGCGAGGCCGACGGCTCCCGATCCGTAGATGATGCCAAACGAGACGCCCTTCGCCTTCGACCGGGCGGCCTTGCCCTTCGGCGTGGTCTTGTCAATCTTGTGCCCGGCGATGACGGCGGCCACCTCGCTGTGAACATCCCCCTCGACCATGTCCTGAAGTAGCTGCGTGTCCCCGCTCAAGAGCGCAAGGACACGCAGCTCGATGCCGCTGTAGTCCAGAGATACCAGACGACGTCCCAGCCCCGCCACGAACGAACTACGGACGCTCGTGAAGCTGCCGATTAGTTCTCGATCCTGCGGCATTTGCTGGAGGTTCGGCCCGGAGGAGCTGAACCGGCAGGTCTTGGCGGCGGCGATGTTGAACCGGGCGCGAATGCGCTTGTCCGGCGACACCTCCGCGTGGTTGATCAGGGTGACGCCAAACGAGCTTAAATACTTCGAGATCGTCTTGAACTCGGACAGGGCGTCGAAGGCTTTCTCCAGAGGCGTGCCGGGCACGCTGCCCGCCAGCATCTTGAGCGTCGCCGTCTTCATCGAGAGCTGCCCTGTCTTCTCTGTGCGGGGCCAACCGGCAAGGAAGTGGTCCGGCATCCGGGCCGCGAAATAATCCGACCACTGGCTGTCGCTGGTGAGCTTGGCGACCTCGGTCTCCGGCACCAGCCGCCGGATGCGTTTGATCCGCAGCGCCTTCACCTTCTCCCACTCGGTCACCAGTTTCATGTGGGTCTTTGGGTTGAGCAACATCCCGGTGTCCTCCATCTCGATGACGGCGGGCACCATGTCGTTCAGCATGTGGAACCCCAGCCAGTGGTCCCGGTCGGCCTGCTTGGCCCAGTGATACCAGCACGCCCATGTGTGGTGCGCGTCGCCATAGGCATAGTCGAGCTGCTTCTTGGTGAGGACCTTCGCGCCCCAGTCGCTGTTCTGCTCCTCCTTTGACAAATCAATATCAAGGTCCCAGAGGATGAGCTGCTTGAGCCGGTAGTTCCCACCGCCAAGGATGGCGTGGCGGAGGTGCGCGAGGTCGAAGCACTTCGCGTCAGCGCCTGCGTCTTGGAACCAACGCAGTTCGAACCCGGCGTTATAGACGATCCATGTCCCGCCCTCGAAGAGCTTGGCGACGGCTCGGAAGCCACCCTTGATCCGGTCGAAATCGACGAGGTAGTGGCAGCCCTTCCGGTTGCATAGACTGACCAACCGGACCCGGCCCTCGGCGGGTCGGAGACTGGTGGTCTCGAAATCCAGCGCGGTCTCGCCTGATTTGATGCAGTGCTTCAGCGCCCGTTTCAGGTCGCGTTTGTTTGACACCATCCGGTATTTTAGTTTAGACACTGACATGCAGCTTAACCTCCTGCAAAATTGACAGCTACCCTGTCCCCAAGATAGCCGATAGCCGATAAACTGAAGAGCTGCCCCGCCACCCGCAAGGATGGCGGGGCAATTCTTTTTGCCCTACCGTTTGAGGCGGGTCCTTGGGGACTTTTCGTCCTTCTTGGCGGCACGTCTGCCCGCCTTCTTCTTGGGTTGGTCACCCTCAAGCAAAGCGTCCAAGTCCATCTCCTCCGCGAAGAAAGCGTTCATCGCGTCCCGCGTCAGCCACCGGTCCACGTCGAGAACCGGCTTGTAGTTGAGCTTCTCCTGCGCGGTGAACTCCTCCGACAAGAAAACGAACGCCGGGATGTTCGGCTCCTTCGCCAACATCCGCACGCGGCTGGCGTCCATCAAGTCGGAGATCGAGTTCCGGCCTGACTTCGAGGTCGAGGAGAATTTGACCTGCGTCAGCAACGCGTCAGCCGACACGCAGCCAAAGCCGAGCATGGCCGACCAGCCATCGCCGCTGTCGGCCCGGTAGGGGCCATGGTCTTCGAGGTCGGCCTTGGCCACCGCCTTCTCCGGCTGGTAGATCGACCACTCGACACGACCGACCGGCTTCGATCCCTTCCAGCACACCCAACCGGCAACGAGGCTCTTCGGCTCCATGATGTAGAGCTGATCCGGGTCGATGCCATCCTTGTTCCGGCCCAGCGCGTAGACGTTGGTCTTGCCGGAAAACGACAGGAACTGCGTGCCGTCGGAGCTGCCACCCATATCGTTGGTCGCATTCTCCATGGCATCAGCCATTTGCTGGTCGGACAGCGCGGGCAGATCAGCGCCACCGAGATACTTACTTAGATCGTTCGTCATTCTAGTTTCCTTCATTCTACTGGTTAATGGGGATTAGCCCCGTGAGACAGTCAGCGCCTCGGATGGATTGCCGACTGTTTGGAAGGGCGTCAGGTCGATGCCTGCCGCCTTCACCGCCTTCGCGTCGAGCGAAGTGCGACCTTTGCGCGTTGTCAGTGTCACCGTAATGTCACCGACAATCGCCTTGTTCGTCTTGCGGGTCTTCAGGCCGAGCTTGATGTCCTCGGCAATTGACGCCTTCTCAACCTTCAGCGCATCCTCGGCTGTCTTGATCTCCATGTAGCGGACAGCGGAGGCGTCGAAGGATGAGCCGCGATTGGCCTTTGTGCGACTAGACGCACTCTCCTCGTTGACGCCACAGACCTTCTTGAAGGCGCACATGGACTGGCACTCACGCCCGCCGTTGCGCTTCCCCTCGCGATCCAGACCGGCGACGTTCCGGGTCCGCAGAACCTTCCGCGCCCTCTTGGCCATACGGTCGAGGATGGCACCATCGAACGGCACCTCGAACTGGATGATGTCGTCGAAGTTGCTGGCGTCCATGTAGACGAGGATGCCGCTCTTCAGCGCCACGTCGGCGGGACGGGCGACGTGCTTGTCCACCAAGGCCATGCCGATCTGGAGCTGGGTGACGTGTTCCAGTTTGGGGAGGTTGGCCCTGTTGGTCCGGGGATCAATCGTCTTGATCTCAAGGCCATGCCACTCGTCGTCATAGACGATGAGGTCATCAGGCGTCGCGCTAATTTTGAGGTCGTCGTCCTGAATGGACAGCGCCTCGTCCGCGTCTCCCACGAACAGCGGCACGTTGGCCCGGCGCAGGTTGTCGATGACGTAGCTCTCGCCGTGGCTGCCCCTCCGGGCGTACCCCCAGTTCTGGGCCTCGGCCTGTTTCGGAGCGTGCTTGTCGAACCACTGCTTACGGATGCAGCTCGCGGCCTCCGACGCGTTCAGGTACTTCGAGCGGTCGAAGTCGAACTTGTTTTTCTCGATGGTCTGCACGCCTCGGATGACGCTGCTCTTGATGTCGATTTTCATCGTTTTCTCCAGTACAGTGAAAAGCAAATCTTGGTGTATTGACAATGAGCGAGCGCCACCGCCTCCGCCTCATTGTCCGACCAGACGAGAGGCGGATTGATCTGCCGCTCGGCCATCGCCAGTATACTGCCGGACAACTTCTCGATCTTCTCGATATACTTGGCATCCTCGGCTCGGTACATGGCCGACGTTCGTTGAGCGCGGGCGAGGTCCTCTTCCAGTTGCTCGATCTGGTCACCTTGAAGGGTGACGACAAGGTTCAGCTCATCCACGCGGGTGGATAATAGCTCACTACGCTCTAAGGCCAGCGCCTGTTCGCGGGGCGTCATGCTGGCTCTCCTTGGTCGAGTAGCTTGCGGTGGTTGGCGGCCTTGCGCCCGCTGATCCCGGCGACGGCCTTGTCGATCTTGGTGTCGCTCTGGAAGATATCGACGTGGACGTGCTGGGTCTGCCCGATCCGGTGAACGCGAGCGAAGAATTGATCCATGATGTCGGGGGAGAAGTCCTCCTCGACGCAGACCACATGGGCACCGGCGGTCAGGGTGATGGCGACGCCCATCGCCGCGATCTGCCCGATCAGGATGTCCAGCTCACCGGCCTGAAAGGCGGCGATGAAACCATCACGGTTTTCCCTATTGGTGCGCCCGTCGATGACGGCGACGCGGAGGGGCCGCTTATTCCCCTCGGTCGCGACGCCTATGGTCATCGCCCCCAGTTCGCGGTGGAGCGCGTCGATGACGTCCGTATGCCACGCACCCACCAAGATGGGACCATTGCCCTCCAGCACGCGCTGGGCGATCTCCGCGACCGACGCCTTGACCTTGGCGACGCCGAGGTGACGGCGGATGGTGGCCAAGTTCACATCCTTGGGTTCCTTACTCGGAGACTGGAGGCCTGCCCTGATGTCGTCGAGGCTCATCTTGTCGGTCTTCTGGAGGAGCTGCTTGAGGCCGGGGATGTCCTCCAACTTCACGGTCAGCCGATTGATGGTGATCGGGGGCATCGCGTCCCAGACTTCCTTCAGCTCACGCCGGACGGCGGGGCCGTTGAAGAGCATCTCGTTCAGCTCCGGCGTGTTCCTGTCCCCCACGGTAACCACCGTGGGGAACCGCTGGCGAGCGGAGAATTTCTTTTTCTGGGTGATGCAGTAGCGGAGCCGGAACCGGTTGAAGTCCAGCGAACCGATCTTCTCCTTGAGCGCCGGGGCAGCGGCCCGGCAGAGGAAGGAGAACAGATCGTCGTTGTACCGCGTCGATGGCGTACCGGTAAGGCACCATGTGTACTGGACGCTCTCGCACAGGCCGTGCTTGCCGAGGGTGGCGGCGGTGCGTTTTGCGCTGATATTCTTGAGCGCGTGGCTCTCATCACAGATGAGGATGTTGGCTCCCAGCGACTTCAGCTCGTCTCGGCGCTTGGTCGCGAAATCGTAGGACATGATCAGGGCGGCGGCGTTCAGGTCCAGCGGCGACTTACCTGTCTTGACGATGTGCGCGGGTGCGCCGACCTCCGCCTCGAACTCGGCCTTCCACATGGTCAGCGAGATGGGTGGGCCAACGATGATGGTCAGCCGGGGCTTTATGATGCGGATGGCTTCGAGGGCGGTCAGGGTCTTGCCTGATCCCATGCCCGAAAAGTTTCCGCGCACGCCGGGTTCGGCGGCCAGAAATTTGGCGTCCTCGATTTGGTGGGGTAGCAGCGTTTTCATATCAACCTCCTGAATGAACGTCAGGGAATACACCCTGTGATTAAACCTGTCAACCGCGTCAGTGTACGACGTGGGGTATCTCCTTGACCATGTACATCAGCATACCGTTCTGGTGCCGTCCTCGCTTGGTCTGCCAGCGGCGGCCCGTGGACACAAACTCGTAGCCGTCGTCGCTGACCGGCAACAAGGCGTCAACGCGGGCCTCGGCCCACGGCGCGGTCCATGTCTTGGCCTCGATGGTCCTGAACTCGGCCACGCTGACGGCGTCCTTCCGGGCCATCCAACCGGACGTGTCGAGCTGGCCCAGACGCCGGGCGAACAGGATGAGGTCGTCGATGATGTCGAGCGTCCACCCCTCCTGCACGGCGAGGTCTTTCCATGGTGTCCAGCCCGCCTCATCCAGCCCGATCCGCACATGGGGTATTTTGGTGCGGTTGGTTGAGTTGCATATGGCGACGGTCTTGTCTCCGCGTGGGTCGGTCGTGGCCCAGACAAAATCCTTCGGCCACTTCTTGGCCGCGCCGGTCGGGACCAGCTCGCCGGTCATTAAAATGTAGGGCAGATGCCCCAAGCTCGTATGGTGGTAGATCATTCGGTTAGCTCCCTAAACCTCAAGTGATGAACGGCTTCGTTTAAAAGCAGGACGGCGGCCTGCCGGTTCGAGCAAAGATCGGTCATGTAGCTGACGCACAACAGCATCGGACAGTGCTGATCGAGGTGGGCGCGTGCATACCAGCGAGCAGCGTCCTTCGCCGCGCCATCGACGATCACGATGGGCCGCTTCATATCCCCGACCTCACTGGCGTACATCTCGGCGGTCGCCCGGTGCTTCCGCACTCGCTCAATATAACGGGCCCCGCGGGCTAGGTGGACCTGCGTGAAGAACTCGTTATCCCGACGTCGTGCAGTCCACCTATCCGCCCGATCCTTCTTCAACCGGTCCTTGGTCTCTTGGATATGCTTGACGGCGGCGAGGACCGGCTTGCGGGCGTCGCGGCGTGTCAGGTAATTCCGCTCGGCCCAGTCCTCGTAGGTCTCGTCTACGCAGCCGGTGTCATAGCTCACGTCCAGCACCGGGTTCTCGACGTCCTGATGCGTCCCGGTGACGAGCAGGCTATCGACGAACGTGTCTTGTTCCTCGACGGTCGGGTGCATCAGGGCCGCCTCATCCGCGTAAAAGGTCCTCATGGAGGCCCACCACCGGCGTCGCGATGACGCCGTGTGGTGGGCCACTGGGCTTTGCGTAGGCACTAGGCCGCCTCCTCGATCTCGACGGCGCTGTAGCCGTCGAGGTGATCGACGGCGGCCTGCGCCTTGGTCGCCGCAGCGAAGATGAACTTCTTGTCGTCGTTCAGACGACCGAGCCAGTTGGCGATGTAGGACGCGTGATCGGCACGCGGGCTGTTCTCGACACCCAGCGCAGCGCAGAGGTAGGCCGCGCCCAGCTCGGCCACCAGCTCTTCCTTGGCGTAGTCCTTGGTCCCGTTGCTGTTCGCGAAGTTGCGGTCGCAGCGGCTCTTGTGGCCCGTCCAGTGGGTCAGCTCGTGCAGGGCCGTGCCGTAGTAGCCAGCGCCGTCGTCGAAGGCGTCGAAGTTGGGGAGCTGGATGCTGTCAGGACCCGGCGCGTAGTAAGCCCGATTACCACCGTGAGTGATGACAGCGCCGGTGGCCGCGATGTAGTCGTCCGCGACGGCGTTGCGGTCGTTGCGGTCCACGACCGGCACGGCCTTGGGGTAGAACTTCTCCGGCAGACCATCGATCTGCTCGGCGTTGAATACGTTATAGTGGCGGATCAGGGGGATGGTCTTCTCTTCCTTGGTCACCCGGTCCTCGACCTTGAAGGGTTTGAAGAAGGTGACCAGCGTGCCCTTCTCGCCGCCTTTGACCTGACCGCCGAGAGCGGAGGCCTGCTTGTAGGTGAACCAGTGGGGGCAGCTCCGGCCTTGGAGGCCGAGGAGCAGGACGTTGATCCCGCGATAAGGCGTGCCGCAGGAGCGGAGGGGAATGCCGCCGCCGCTGACGGCCCAGTTTTTCTGCCAAGGAACAACGCCCGCTTCGATGCTGGCGATGATGGAGTTGGTCACTTCTTGGTAGATGTCTCTTTTCGCTTTAGCCATGATCGTGTCTCCGTTGGGTTAATGAAGGTCGGACCCCTTAAATAGGCTCGTCACGCACTGACGTCGACCCCTCACGTAGAAAATAATTTGGCGGGTGATCAGATTACAGCATCCATCTCAACAACCCCTCGCAAATCGGGTGCATCGATCTGACCTCTCTCCGGTTGCGTGACCCTGCTGGACAGGGCGGAGACCACCGGCTACCCATGACGCCGCCAAGCGCCGAGGGACGATATCCCTACATGCGAGGGTATCTCGTTTTAAACGTGGGGCAGTCCTCGACCACCCGGATTGTATGGTTCCATGTCAGCGGCGGCTTTGCAAATGCCCGCGTTCCGCAGATCATAATTCTGGGACTGGCCGTCGCCCCCCCACTGGGAGAGCAGCTCAAGAACGACGCGGCCCACGTTTTGCTGGAGGGTCCGGTGTTCTCGCCTGATCTCCTTCGCGAAGGTCTCGGCGTCGAAGCCCATCTCGTTGACGGCGGCGGTGAAGGCCTGCGCGGCGGCAACGGCTCGCTCGCGTTTGGCTTTGTTGATGTCGGTGAAGTTAGTCATTGTCGTTATCCTTTTTCAAATCATCTCGGTTATACCCTTCGTCCTGACGGTCCTCGTCCAGCACCTCCCGCGCCAGCGCCAGCACCCAAAGGCTGATGACCTTTTGGGGCATGGGCCGGAGCAGCTCGGTGACGGCGAGCTTGAGGATGAGCGCCTGATAGCTGGGGGGCAGGCTGTCCATGCCGGTCAGTATACCCTCCGCGATCTTGCGGCCCCGCCTGACCCACTCGACGAGGTCCGGGTCCATCCTGCCTGTGGCGTCGGCCTTGAGGTCGTTCACCAGATCGCGAAACCTATCGTTCTTGCTACTCATATCCCCACCTCCGCCACACTGAGGTGGACGGTGTTGGTGACGCGGACTTCGACCAGCGGTTTGAACACGACCCGGCCTCCCTTGAGGAAGCGTTCGCGAACACCGGCCATCCGGCCATATGGGTGGACGTAGGCCGCAGCCTCATCGTAGGTCTTGAAGCCGCCGACGGCGATTATGCGTGTGTCTCCTGTTTGAGTTCGGTAACATTACGGTAACACCCCAAAAGCCCAGCCGGTGGGGACCGGTCTGGGCTTAGGTGCATTTAATCGGATTTAAATTACCGTTGCTCATCGACCCACGCTTGGGCCTTGGCGTTGCGCTCGGCGTAGCCGTCGAAGGCGACGTGGACGCTGATGCGTCCGGGGCGCTTGCCGCTGTCTAGAGCGGCGTACAAGTCGCGGATGCGGTCGCCGTAGAAGAGGTCCAAGGAGCCATGGACCCAGAGGACGCCGTTCGGGCAGCCGGTGGTGTCCACGATATCGCGCACCTGATCGTCGATCTTGCGCTGGGCTTGGATCAAACCATTCGGGTTGAGGTAATGGAAGGATACTTGGTCCTTAAGGCTCCAAGAGGAGGAGCATTGCTGGGCGTCGAGGGCTATGTAATCGAAAGAGGGCATGTCGTGTCTCCGTTTTTGAGTGAATGAATGTCGGACCCCCCTTATGGACCCGTCACGCACTGACGTCAAATTAAAAATGCGTTTGACACCAAATTAAATTTCTGCGTAGGGTCCGGGTCGTTTCAAACAGGAGGTTAAGACATGCGAAAGAGTGAGCTGATTAATGCTGCCCTCGCGGTGGCCAAGACGTACCCGGTCTTCCCGACCAATGATAAGAGGCCGGTCTGGAGCAATCTGGAGCTGGACGTTGGCCGAGGCCAAGGCGGCTACAAGATCGCAACGCAGGACCGAGAGCGGGTCGTTGAATTATTCCACCATACCCGCGCCAGCGAGATCGCCGTCCCCATGGGTGCGATGTCCGGCCTGATCTGCGTCGATGTCGATTTATATAAGGACCCGTCGTTACAGGACTGGATCGACGACAACTCGGATTATCTAATGGGCACGCTGTGCCACAAGACGAGGTCCGGCGGCCTCCACTTTATATTCAAGCACCCCGGCGATGTTGGCAGGCTCCCGGCGACGCTGCGTGAAGGCGTCGATCTGAAAGCCAACGGCACGGGCTATATATGCTGGCCGCCGACCGAGGGGTACGAGCAGGTCGGAAAGTTTCAGGGCCTCGCAGACTTCCCTATGGAGCTGGTGACCGGGGCGCTCAAGGCGAAGGGCGGCACGGGATCGCTCGCCGGGGGCAACTCGTTTAACGAAGCGTCAGACGCTGACTTAATCGAGCGGGTACGCGAGGCCACTGAACTATACCCATCGCTTCGCAGCCTTAGTTTCAGGCTTGCGTCTAGACGCAAACCAGATGGTGAGGACTATACCCAGCATGATATCGTCGAGGTGCTGACGGGTATCATGCAAGAGAGTGTCGCTGCGGACGTAGGTCATCCCCGGCATGAGGACTGGCTCGACCGGGAGGAGAAGATACCGGAGCTGGCAGCCAGTGCGCTGGAGGCCAACGAGCTGCCGGTCATCAGCGCGGAGGAGGCTAAAATTTGGATGGAAGGCGAGGCCTTCATGGACACCCAGAAACTGATCGCGGCCTCCGTTCGCCCTACCGGCCCGCAGCGCGAGACGACAGCCTCGGACATCGAGGAGCGCGTTGCGGACATCGCTACGACGGATATGACAACGCCTACGAAAAGCAGCAACGAAAGCAGCGCCTCCGAAAAAGCATCCGCCGAGGACGACGGCTACATCGGCCTAAACGCCACTGAGTTGAGAGGTAACACCATCGACAAGCTCAACTGGATTGTACCGCTGATGATCCCTGAAGGGGCCATCGTCTCACTGGCCGGCGCATCGAACGTCGGCAAGACCAGATGGCTGGCTGCGCTCACTATGGCGATGGCGGCGGGCGACACGGCGCGGATGGGCCTGCCCCAAATCGACGGCCCCGTCTCGACCCTGTGGCTGGCCAACGAGGAGCGGGTCCTCGACATCGCACGTCGGGTCAAGGCGGTCACCCTTCAGCACGACGACAAGGAGAGCGCCGACATCATTGTGCGCGGCAAGGACAAGGGAATGATGCGGCTCGTGGCGCTCAACGAGATCGGCAACCCGGAGATCGATGAGAAGAACGTCGCGGAGATCGTGGCGAAGGTCCGCGAGAATAACTGCAAGCTCGTGGTCTTCGACCCCTACGTCACCTTGTCCGACGCCATGGACGAGAACAGCGCGGTGTCGGCGGCCTCGATCACCAAGGCCATGCTGCTCATCTCCACCATGACCGGCGCAGCGGTGATGCACGCCCACCATACGCCCAAGGATCGCTCCAAGGACGTGGACTGGATTAGAGGCACCCCGGATGGCTGGCGCGGCTCCAGCGCGATCTACAGCGCCTTGGACTGCGGCTTCACGCTGGCCAACTGGATGCCAAGGAAGGACCCCGGACGCAGGAAGGCGTGGAAGGAGAATTATCTCGACGCCAACCTGTCCCGTTTCATCGTCTTGGACACCGGCAAGATCAGGGAAGGTGAGGCGCTCGAACCTGTGATGTATGAGCTGGTCGGTCAGGAGATGGACGAGAACGAGGGTGCGCCTATCGGCGTCTGTCGTCGAGCTGATGAGGCGCAAGCGTACAACGCGTTGCTCGGCGTCTCGTCAGAGATGATCCTAGCGGGCGAACTGGCCTATGAAATCAGCCGCGTCATGGGCGTCGGCACCTACACCAAGATGAACGATGTGCATAAACAGATGGAAGGCATCCCCAACTGGCCCGACATCAGCACGGCCAAAGGCAAGAAGGACCTGCTCGCGCTGTGGGACAAGCCGGTATACGCTGAAGGCTTCACGGTGCAGATGGTGGACACCGGCAAGACGACCACTGGCAAGTGGCAAATCATAATCAAGGAGGATGAGGACAATGGGTAAACAATCAGTAACCCGGAAAAGCGATCAGGTCTGTGCGACATGCACCTACAGTGTGCCCCTGATTTACAACTCCCAGATTATCTCGCATGAATGTCGTATCCGAGCGCCGACTATGATGTTCAATGGCAACGAGGTGGAAAGTGGATGGCCTGAAATCCAGAACACTGACCATTGTGGGGAGTGGTCCTCGTGACCCGGCTCTGCCCGTTGCACTGGGCGTTGGCGGCTGAAGAGCTGGGCAACGCACTCACGCTCGATCAGCAATGGCTGGTTCGGGACTATCATCAGGCGCAGCGTAACGCGTCGCGCCTCCACATCGACAGAAACGTATTGTGGCCAGACACTTACCCGGTAGTGAAGGGCAAAAACCCAGCTCTGTTAGCGAAACGCTGTAACCCGCAGGTTACTCTAACAGAGCTGGTGAGAGATGACGAGCTTTGTAAGGGCTAAGTCCTTGAAACTAAACGGTTCACAACTCTGTTTTGCCTAGTCGCAAACAGAGCTTACAAAGAGGGAGGATTGCACAATAAAATCAACGGTCTAGCTATACTCTGTCAGCTCTGTATATATCCCCTACGGGGATATGACTTGTTCGCTTGGTGCGACAGCCTCCATGGCGATACATACCGAGGAGAAAGATTTTGTGTGAAAATTGTAAACGGCGATTTGTAACCCAGCACGTCGCGCAGCATTCGGAGTTCGGTCTGGACGCGTTCATCGCGGGCAAATACGACACGCTGGCGGCGGCAGGCGTCGCGCTGGTTAAATACTTTGGCAACCTGTACGAGGTCCTGCAAACCTCGACCGGCGAGGCCAGCCCCTTCCATAATTCACGGGGGAGGCAACGATGATCATCTTGGGCATTGATCCCGGCGCGAAGGGGGGCCTCGCGGTGGTGGAGTACAAACCCGGCGAGCTGCCCGTGATCTTGGGTGGCATCCGTATGCCAACCATTATGGAGCGGACGAAGACACTCGTGGACGGCAACACGATCCTGCTCTGGGTGAAACCGTGGCACATTGATCTGACCGTGCTGGAGTGGGTCTCGGCTATGCCGAAACAGGGCGTGACGTCCAGCTTTAGCTTTGGCCGAGCGACCGGCGCTGTCGAGACGGTGGCGCGCTACAAAGGTGACCGTGTCGAGTGGGTCTCACCCGCTATGTGGAAAAATCACTTTGGTCTGAGCAAGGACAAGCGGGCCAGCATGGACAAGGCGGCCCATCTGTTTGGGGAGAGCTTCGAGTGGACGCGGAAGGCCGACGACGGCATCGCGGAGGCTGCTTTGATGACCCACTGGTTTGTAGACAAGAAGATGCATCGGTTGTAGGGTCCTCGATCATGGCCAGACAAAAACGAAAATTCTATTACACCTATGCGCTGATCGATCCGCGCACCGCCCTCCCATTTTATGTTGGAAAGGGGAGCGGCCCGCGTCTCGTTCGGCACTTCCAGAATGTCCCGAAATCGCTCGAGGGCGAGCCGGGCAGCGCCAAGTACAAGAAGATCTCCAGCATCAAGAAGGCAGGGCTACTGCCCAAGGCGACCATCTTAGGCAACTACGACGACGAGGACCTTGCGCTCAAGGCCGAGCGTCAGCTCATAAAGTCTCTAGGCCTCGCCAAGCTCACCAACCAAAACGCAGGCGGCGGCGGACATCGCACGACTAAGCGAGGTCAGGGTCTGACGCCTAAGCAAGAGGCGTTCTGCCACGCCCTCGCCTCTGGTAAATATTCCAGCAACACTCAAGCGTACTGCTCGGTTTACTCCACCAAACGCATGGCGGGTAAGACGATCCACGAGGCCGTGTCGCGGCTGCTCTCAAATAGCAAGGTCGCCACAAGGATCGAAGAGCTGCGACGCCCAGCGGTGCAGAAAACCAAGGTGGACCTCGAATATGTCATCAATGGACAGCAACGTGCGGCGGAGCTGGCTGACGAGACCGGCAACGCTGGGGCGATGTCCTCCGCCTACAAGGAGTTGGGCAAACTCGTGGACGCGTACCCAGCCGAGCGTAAGCATCTCACCGTTGACGCTGACGACCTGACAGTCCGCATCAAGGCAGGCCGAGAGAGAGCGAGGCAGAAATGAGTGAGACAAATATCGACGGCGTTCACACGATCAAGCGGCACCCTTGGGGCAAGCCCATCCCCGGTGCGGGATCGATGCGTGTCTGTAAACGGTGCGGCGAGAAGGAGACCGACCACACGACGCAGTCGGAGTGCATCGGCAGGCCGGAGCTTGGCCCGGTCGAGAGCCTCCACGACTACGATCCAATTTGATGGTAGCGATTGATCACGACGACCCGGAACGGGCCGACCAACTCCTCGCTGACGAGATAGCGGACTTCTATGCCGATCCGTATGGCCACGTCATGTTCAGCTACCCGTGGGGCGTGCCCGGCTCCGGCCTCGAAGGCTTCGAGGGGCCTGATCAGTGGGCCAAGGAGTTTCTGATCGAGCTGGGCGAGGAGATCAAGAAGCGCGGCTTCGACGGCGTCAACGCGGTGGACCCGATCCGGTTCAGCACGGCGAGCGGCCACGGCATCGGCAAGAGTTGTCTCACAGCATGGATCATCAGATGGATTATGGACACGAGGCCAAACTGTCAGGGGACGGTGACGGCGAACACCAGCGACCAGCTCCGGTCGAAGACGTGGGCAGAACTTGCGAAGTGGCACCAGTTGGGTATCACGCGCCACTGGTACACCCTCAACGCTGGCGGCGGTGGGTCGCTAAACTATTACAGGACCTCGGCGTCAGCGACGTGGCGCGTTGACGCTCACACTTGCGAGGAAAGGAACAGCGAGGCGTTCGCTGGGCAGCACGCGGCAGACAGCACGAGCTTCTACATCTTCGACGAGGCCAGCGGCGTGCCCGACAAGATATGGGAGGTGCGCGAGGGCGGCCTGACCGACGGCGAGCCAATGTCGTTCGACTTCGGCAACCCCACCCGGAACAGCGGACGGTTCCACCAGAACATGGTGGGCCGGACCAAGCACCGATACATCAAGCGGTCCATCGACAGCCGCGAGGTGAAGATCACCAACAAAGAGCTGATCAAACAGTGGGCCGAGGATTATGGTGAGGATAGTGATTTCTTCAAGGTGCGTGTCCGGGGCGTATTCCCAAGCAGCTCGCTCCGGCAGTTCATCTCGACCGACGACGTGGACGCTGCAATGCATAGACAGCTCCGGCGAGGCGCATACGATTTCGCTCCTAAGATCATTGGCGTGGATCCCGCGTGGACCGGCGAAGACGAGTTCGTAATCGTCCTGCGCCAAGGCCTGTACTCGAAGGTGCTTGGCGTCTACGAGCGCAACGACGACGACGTGGCTATGGCGCAGCTCATCGGCCAGTTCGAGGACGATCACCAAGCCAACGCTGTCTTCGTGGACGGCGGCTACGGCACCGGCATCGTGTCCATCGGTGCAGCCATGGGCCGTGACTGGCAGGTCATCTGGTTCAGCGGCAAGAGCGTCGATCAAGGCTGCTTCAACAAGCGCGCCGAAATGTGGAACGCGATCCGATTGTGGCTAAAAGATGGCGGTTGTCTGGAAGAGGACGACATCATGCGGAACGCGCTGACCGGCCCGGAGCTGGTGCCACGCGTCGATGGCAAGATACATTTGGAGAGTAAGGAGGACATGCGGAAGCGGGGCCTCGCCAGCCCTGACCGGGCCGACGCCTTGGGCCTCACCTTTGCCTTGCCGGTGGCCGCGACCAAGCTCCCCGACCGCCGCCAGCGCCTGTCCGACCAGACCGAGCATGAGTACGAACCCCTCTAATTAAGATCAATCGTTTGATCTTAATTGATCCGGTGCGGCGTTCTTGCGACTAGACGGACCCCCTATTTTGGGTGTAGGGTCCTCCGCCATGGATGGCCTTGCAGTATTCTCCGTGGCTAATAGCCACCCTCTATCGTTCCTTTTGAACCGTCAGGTGCGGCATGTCTTCGCCTGCGTCAGGGACGTCGAGCGTGGGTATTGGATGTCATATGACTGGCACCAAGGCGTACCGCACATCACCGTTCAAGCCGCCGCCGACTACGATCTGGCGGGGCATTACCTCGGACTGGGGTATCAGGTGGTCCCGGTCGTCATCCGAGATACGCCCACGTTCGGACCCCTTCAGTGGAACAACTGCGTCGGTCACACGAAGACCGTATTGGGCATCCGTTCGTGGGCAGTCGTGCCATTTGGCCTCTACAAACATCTCATGCGGAAGGGTTTGCGCTCCTATGAATTTACATCAGATGACCATCGTGCCCGGCTTCGGCGGATCACCAGCGGCAGCCCCTCCGCCTCCGCCTCCGCCACCGCCTCCGGCTGATCCGCCTCGCCGCGTCGATCAAGAGGTCCAGCAAGCCCGCGCCGACGAGATCAAGCGGTCCAAGATCGCGGCAGGCATCGGCGGTACGAACAAGACCAAAGGTCTCCTCAAGGACAGTGATGCGACGACGTCTCGCCGCACGCTGCTCGGCTAGACCATGGCGAGCCTCGCACGCAAAGAACCCTCCGGCACGCTGCTCGGCGGTGAGGAGGAGGTCTCCTACCCAACGCTGTGGCTGACCGGCAGTCAGGTTGAGGCGTTGGGCCTGTGGGCGCACGACGTCGGCGGGACCTCCCAGATGACCGCGACGATCCGCTAGGAGAAGCCCATGCCATTGATCAGCCCTTCCAGCGTCAAAGACAGCATCCCGCCCAACTCGAAGAAGGGCGCGATGCTCCGCCGGTACGTTGGCCTTGAGAACGACCGTACCTCGTGGCGCAACCATTGGATGGAGATCACTGACTACCTGCACCCACGCAGGGGCCGGTATCTGTACGAGACGGCGAACACGCGGGGCCGCAAGCGGTCCAGCAAGATCATCGATAGCACAGGAACGCAAGCTCTGCGGACCATGGCTGCGGGCATGATGTCTGGCATGACCAGTCCGGCCCGGCCATGGTTTCGGTTCACGGTGGCCGACGACGCCCTGATGGACCGGCACGAGGTCAAGGTCTGGTTGGCCGAGGTCGAGCGCATCACCCGCGCCACGCTGCAAAAGTCCAACTTCTATAACAGCGCCTTCACGATCTACAGTGAGCTGGGCGCGTTCGGCACCGCTCCGCTCTACCGTCAGCGATCCTTCGATAGCGTGATCCGGTTTCGACCCTTCACCGCTGGCGAGTACGTCATCGCTGAAGACGAGGACGGCAACGTCGATACGCTGGGCCGCTCCTTCACCATGACCGTCAGTCAGGTCGTCCAGAAGTTTGTCATGGCGACCGGCAAGGAGGACTGGACCGGCGTCACCAGAGCGACCCGGAACCTGTGGAACCAGAAAAACTATGATGAGCTGATCCCCGTCGTTCACATGATCGCGCCTCGACGTAAGTCAGACCGCGACCTGAACAGTCAGCGTGCGACCGACATGCCGATCCAGTCGGCGTACATGGAGGAAGGCTCCGAGAACGACGACATGCTGTTCGAGGGCGGCTTCGAGACATTCCCCGCCTACATCCCTCGCTGGGACGTGCTGCCGGGCGACGTCTACGGACGGTCGCCGGGCATGGACAGCCTTGGTGACATCAAGCAGCTCCAGCAACAACAGAAGCGCAAGGCGCAGGCCATCGACAAGATGGTCAACCCGCCCATGACCGCGCCGACCTCTCTGAAGAACAAGCCATCGACCGTGCTGCCCGGCGGCACGACCTACGTGGATCCGGTCCAAGGCGGCCAGTCGTTCGTCCCCGCTTACACCGTGCAGCCTCGGCTGAACGAGATGCTGCTCGACATCCAAGAGGTGCAAGATCGCATCCAGCGGGGCTTCTATGCTGACCTCTTCGCAATGATGATTAATTCGGACCGGCGTAACATCACCGCCACCGAGGTCGTCGCCAAGGAAGAGGAGAAGCTGGTCCTGCTTGGGCCTGTGCTACAGCGGCTGAACGTCGAGCTGCTCGATCCGTTGTTGGATGATGTGTTCACATTTCAACTGGAGGCGGGTCTCCTCCCTGAACCTCCAGAGGCCTTGGAGAACCAACCGCTCAAGATCGAGTATGTCAGCCTCTTGGCGCAGGCCCAACAGGCTGTCGCCGCGACTTCCCTCGAACGAACGATGGGCTTCACCGGCAACATGGTCGCCGTCTTCCCTGATGTCGTCGATAACGTGGACCCCGACGTGGCTGTCCGACAGTACGCCGAGATATTGGGCAACTCGCCGGACCTCATGCGCGACAGCAAGGCCGTGGCCCAGATACGCAAGCAGCGGGCCGAGCAGCAACAAGCCGAGCAGATGGCCGCCGTCGCAGGGCAGGCCGCGCAGGGGGCCAAGGTCTTGAGCGAGACCGACACCCAGAACCCGAATGCACTGACAGACCTGTTAGGTCGAGGAGCGTCCGTTGTCGGATAATTATGACGCAAGTGACCCGGAGCAGGTCAAGGCCGCCGAGGACCTCCAGCTCGACATGGAGAAAGACCTCGAAGCGATCATGCGGATGCCGCGAGGCCGTCGCTGGCTGCACGAGTTCCTGTATGGACCCTGCCACATTGGCAGTCCGAGTTTCGTGCCGGGAGACCCGGCATGTACGAGTTTCAATGAGGGGGCGAGGAGCGTTGGCAACGCCCTGAACGAGAAGCTGCGGGCGACCAGCCCAAAGCTATATCTCACAATGCTAGAGGAGAACCATTTCGATGACTGATACAGAAACAGATGAAGGCACCGGTGATGCAAGCGGCGACGAAGAGGGCGCTGCGGCTACTGAGGCTGCACGCGTCGCTGAAGCTGCGGCTGCTGCTTCGGGCGAAGGCGAAGGCGCGGCCACTGGTGACGAGAAAAACGCGGCCGGCGAGGGTGCCGGGTCCGTAGCAGATACCAAAACCTTGCTGTCGGATGACGGAGGTGATGGAGAAGGGGGTGCGCCGTCCAAGTACGCGTTCACCCCACCTGAAGGCCTCGACATTGAAATCAATGAACAGGTCCAAGGACAGTTGGATGCATTCGCAGATCAAGCGAAGGTGCAGGGCCTGACGCAGGACCAGTACCAGAGCCTCGTCGAGTGGGACATCCAGCGCGGTCGAGATGCGGTTGAAGCCGCAGCGACCAGTTATCAGGAACGCATGGAAGGATGGGCTGACGCCACACGAACCGACAAGGTACTCGGAGGTGAGGACCTCGCGCAGAACTTGGCGGTGGCGAACGTCACTATGGACAAGTACGCCGACGCAGAGCTTCGCGCCCTGTTCGACAAGCCGTCCAAGGAGAACCCGGAAGGCTTCGGCCTTGGGAACCATCCAGCCGTCTTGCGCTTCCTCCACCTCGTTGGGAAAGATTTGTCGGAAGGTGGTGCGCTGATCGAGGGCGGAGACGCTCCCACGACAGATGACAGCCTCCGGCGCATGTATCCCAGCATGTTCAAAGAAGCCAGCTAGGAAAGGAGCCTAACCATGGCCACACTGGCAGTAACCAACCCGACCTTGGCGGACCTCGCCAAAGTCACCGACCCCGACGGCAGCATCGCTGACGTGGTCGAAATCCTAAACGCCACGAACGAAGTCCTCACGGATATGTCGTTCATGGAAGGCAACCTGACGACTGGACACCGCTCGTCCATTCGCTCCGGCCTGCCCACTCCGACATGGCGTAAAATGTACGGCGGCGTTCAGCCAACCAAGAGCCGCAGCGTTCAGGTGACGGACAACGCGGGGATGATGGAAGACTATGCAGAAGTCGATGCCGCCCTTGTTGGGATGGCCGGAGACCCTGCCGCCTTCCGCCTTCAGGAGGACCGTCCTCACATTGAAGGTATGAACCAAGAGTTTGCTTCCACGCTGTTCTACGGCGATGAAAGCACGGCTCCTGAAGAGTTCACTGGGCTGTCGCCTCGTTACAACTCTTTGACCGCCGAAAACGGGGACAACATCATTGATGGGGCGGGGAGCGGGTCCGACAATGCGTCGATCTGGCTGATTTGCTGGTCACCGAATACGCTCCATGGGATCATCCCAAAAGGGTCGACGGCTGGCATTCGTCAGCGCGATCTGGGCGAAGTCACCATCGAAGACGCTGACGGCTCGAATGGCCGGATGCAAGCGTTCCGCACGCACTACCGCTGGGACGTGGGCCTCACCGTCCGCGACTGGCGCTATGCTGTTCGGATCGCGAACATCGACCGCTCTGCATTGTTGGCCACGGCGGCGACGGGTGCCGACCTGAACGACCTCATGCACCAAGCGTGGACCGAGCTGCCGAGTACGGCGGCGGGTCGCTGCTCGTGGTACATGGACAAGTCGATCTTGTCGATGCTCCGGCGTCAGACGGCCAACGCGGTCTCCAGCTCGACCCTCTCGGTCGATATGGTGGGCGGCACGATGCAGACCTCGTGGGGTGGTATTCCCATCCGACGCTGCGATGCGTTGCGGCCTGACGAAGCGGCGGTCACCTGATCACGTCGTAAACCTCTAGTCCAAACGAAAGGAGCCTTAAAATGGGTATCTTGGACGAACGCCTTGAGTTCTGCGACGAGGTCGATGTTTCCGCTGCGGCGGGAACGGCCTTGGTCGGAGATGTTATCGATCTTGGTGCAGCCGGGGAGGATATCGGGAATGGGCAGCCGCTCTATCTCGTGATCCGCACTGGTTCCACAGAGATCATCACTGGTGGCTCTGCGGGGACTTTGCAGTTCCAGCTCGCCTCGGACAGCACCGCAGCCATCTCCACGGACGGGACGGCGACGGAGCATCTGATCACCCAGAACTATGTCACTGATGACGCCAGCAACAACTCTGCGGAGTTCAACGCTGGTGGGATCATTTACATGGGGGCGATCCCAGCCGGGACCGTCAACAACTACGAGCGTTACCTTGGCATCCTCGCTGTGACGGCGACGACGACCACGACGGCGGGCACGATCAATGCCTTCCTGACGCTTGATCCGCACATGGCAGCCGGGAAGAGCTATCCTGACGCCGTGAACTAAGAATAGGGCTTGCGGGACGATTGGCTGCCAACTGGCAGCCAATCGTTGCCTCCCACCTAATGAAGGAGAAGTCACATGGCTTCATTTACCGCCGTTGGCGATACAGTAGAGTTACAAACATACGACAAGGGCGATACCGTTCGGATCGCCCTGTCCGGCACCTACGCCATGACCATCACCTTGCAGTTGGAGCAGGGCGCTCCCGGTTCGGGTTCATGGTCAACACTGAAGACGGTGTCCGGCGCGGCTAACGCCACGGTCGCCATCGATCACACGACCACCGACTACAATCAGAAGCTCCGGCTTTTGGTCACGGTTGACACCTCCGGCACTTGCACAGCGACCTTGACGAACACGTCCAACCAGACGGTCAAGGAGTTCAAGGATCGGGTCGGTAATGCGTTGATGACCTTGTCGCAGAAGTTCACCAAAATTCATGGTGGGCTGGTGCGAGCATCGGGAGCCATCGTCAATACGACGGCGGCGTTGACGCTCACTGAGAAGGCGCACGCGGGTCGCATCGTCACTCTGAACTCGACCACGGGCCGGGCGATCACCCTGCCGGAGGCGACGGGGACAGGCAACGTCTACACGATCTTCGTGGGGACGACGGTATCGTCGGGCAGCCACACCGTTGTGGCTCCATCGGCGGCGACGTCGTTCATCGGTGGCGTCGGTATATCGACCGACATCGCGGGTGTGACGATCCTCGCCAACACGGGCGACGATACCATCACCATGTCCGGTTCAACGACCGGCGGCGTGTTGGGATCGTGGGTCCGCTTCACGGACGTGGCGTCAGGCATCTTCATGCTTGAAGGCTTCCTGTGCGCCACGGGCCACGAGGCTGATCCGTTCAGCGCCGGTGTCTAGAAACCAACCGGCGGTGTCTGCTCGGACACCGCCGACTTTTCTTTGAGGAGAATAAAATGGCTGCAAGATATATGGACGTTCAGTTCAAGAACCCGTTCTACCATAACCGGTTTGGGTTGCTGGGCGACGCTGACGACAAGACGACGATCTATACGCTTCCCGACAATACGATCCTACCCAGTTCGGCGCGGGTGGTGAAGGGCGTGAGCCTGCACCGCAAGGCCGAGGGGATCGAGGAGCCGGAAGCGGAAGAGATCGATGAGGACCCTGAATACGACGAGGGCGAGCCGGATCGGGTCACGCCGGTCGAGGGTGAAGACAAAGAAGTCGAGGCCCCGATCAAGAAGCGGGCCGCGCCCAAGAAGCAGGCCAAAGCCCAAGCTAAGTAGGAGCTGAACCATGGCGTCAGACGTACAGATCGCGAAGCTGGCTCTCCAGCATATTGGGGACCGGTTTGATATATCCGCCCTGACCGAGCAGTCGGTCGAGGCGGAGCAGGTCAACCTGATCTTCGACGACACGCGGGACTGGCTGCTTCGGCAGCACCCGTGGAACTTCGCGACCAAGTACGTCTCGCCTGCGGCCCTGTCAGGGACACCACCGGCGCTCTACGACTATATGTACACCTACCCAACGGACGCTGTGCGGATCATCTCCATCACCGATCCTCTGGGCGTTAACACCATCATCAAATTTGAGGTGGCCCGGAACAGCGACAACACGCGGGTCATCCTGACCGACCAGATTGAGCCGGAGTTCAAATACACCTACCGGGAGACAACCAGCTCGCACTTCGACCCGGAGTTCACCATGGCGTTCACCTACGCCTTGGCGGCGAAGCTGGCCATGCCACTAGTGGGGGATAGGGAGCTGGCCTCCGACATGGACCTGAAGGCGCAGAGGATCATCAGCGCCGCCGAGGAGACCGACAGCAACGAAGGCTTCGCGGAGGAGGCCCCGGACGCCGACTGGATCACAGCGAGGCTTTAGATGACGAGGGTCATACAATCAGCGTTGAACGGCGGCGAGGTCTCTATCGCTGTCGGCGCTCGCGTCGATATCGACAAGTACAAGACCAGTCTGGAGGAGTGCGAGAACTTCTTCGTGCAGGTCCACGGTGGCGTCTCTAATCGCAGCGGCTTCGAGTTCGTATGCGAGGCCAAGAGCGGCACCCTTTCGACGCGGATCATCCCCTTCGAGTTCAACATCGAGCAGACCTACATCATCGAGTTGGGCAATCTGTACATGCGGTTCATCAAGGACGGCGGGCAGATACTGAATGACCAGATCGTCGAGACCATCACCGCGATCACCGCCGCCGAGCCGCCGGTCGTCACGGTCACTGGGCACAGCCTGACTGATGGGGACGCCGTCTTCATTGCTGACGTCACCGGCATGACCCAGCTCAATGGCCGCACCTTCCTCGTCGCCAACAGCACAGCCAACACCATCGAGCTGACCGACTTCGATGGCACCGATATCGATGCGTCTGCCTACACGGCGTACAGTGCCGCAGGGACGGCGACGCAGGTCTATCAAATCACGACGCCCTACACGACAGCGCAGCTCTTCGCGCTCAAGTTCGTGCAGAGCGCCGACGTGATGACGATCACCCACCCGCTCCATGAACCCGCCGAGCTGACCCGCACCGATCACGACGTGTGGACGTTGAGCGACATCACCTTCGCACCGGCGCAGGCACACCCGGAGGCGGTCGCATCCGCCGCGACAACGACAGGCGCGGTGACCGAGAAGTATGTGGTGACCGCCGTCAGTCGAGACACCGGAGAGGAGAGCCTGCGCGGGGTGTCCGGCACGACCACGACGATCACCGCAGCCACTAAAGCCAACCCTGTTGTCATCACCGCCGCCGGGCACCCCTTGAGTGATCTGGACGAGGTGTTCATCACCGGCGTCGGAGGCATGACAGAGCTGAACGGCAAACGGTTCCGCGTCTCCAATAAGACGGCGAACACCTTCGAGCTTCAGACCTTCGACAAGGTGGACCTCGACGGCAGCAACTACACGACGTACACCACGGGCGGCACGGCAGCGGCGACGTACACGGTCATCTCGAACAGCGCCGTGACCAAGGACAATGTGATTACATGGACCGACCTCCCCACCGCCGAGAGCTATAATATCTACAATGAGAAGGACGGCGTGTTTGGCTTCATTGGTCGGTCGGAGATCGATAGTTTCACCGACAACAACATCTCGCCAGACCTGACCGACACGCCGCCCAAGGCCCGCGACCCTTTTATGAGCGCAGGCGACTACCCTGCCGCTGTCGGTTACCATCAGCAACGTCGCGGCTTCGCAGCGGGCACCAACAACCCGCAGCAACTCAACCTGACGCAGGTCGCCAACCATTTCAATCTGACGGTGTCCAGTCCCTCCAAGGACGACGACGCGATCCAAGTAACCATCGCCAGCCGCAAGGTGAACGAAATCCGCTGGCTGGTCGATCTGGGCGACCTGATCCTCCTGACCTCCGGCGGCGAGTGGAAGGTCTCCGGCGTCGATGGCGTCATCACTCCATCAGGCATCCAGATCGAGCCGCAGTCTTATTATGGGTCCGAGGAGATACCGCCGATCACGGCAGGCGATGTCGTCATCTTCATGCAGCCCGGCTGGACGGTTCGCGACCTGACCTACAAATTCGAGACCGACGCTTATAGCGGCAACGATATCTCGGTGCTGGCCCGGCACCTATTCGACTTCAACTCCTTCACCGACTGGGCATACGCGCAGGCCCCGCACTCCATGATCTGGGCGGCGCGGGACGACGGCGTCATGCTGGCGATGACCTACAGCCGCGAGCAGGAGGTGTTCGCTTGGACCCGGCAGACGACCTTGGGCGACTTCAAATCGGTCGCGTCGGTTCGTGAGGGCGACGATGACTACGTCTACGCGGTGGTGCAGCGGACGGTTGGAACCCGCACCGTCCAGTTTATCGAGCGGCTGCATAATCACGACATCAAGGATGTGCAGGACGCCTTCCATGTGGACAGCGGATTGAGCCTCGACACGCCGTTCACGATCACCGGCTTCACACAGGCCGATCCCATTGTGGTCACGACCGCCACGGCGCACGGCTTCTCGAACAGCGACACCGTCGATATTTCGGATATCAAGGTGGCCAGCACGGCGGCGGGCGACGTGCAGGGTTGGAAGCAATCCACCGAGCTGGACGGCTTCGGGTACACCGTCGCCAACGTCACCTCGACCACCTTCGAGGTGCAGCTCAACGGCGTGAACGTGGACGGCACCGGGTTCGACGCATACGACCAAGGAGGCAAGGTCAGGAAGGCGGTCACCGCCATCTCCGGCCTCTGGCATCTGGAAGGGGAGACCATCGTCGGACTTGCTAATGGCTATGCCACTGGGGAACTGACCGTCGCCAGCGGAGCAGTGACAATCCCCAACGCGGCTAGCCGGGTGCATCTCGGCCTCCCCTTTCAGTCCCAAATTAAGACCTTGCGTCTAGACGCAGGAAACGCCACAGACAGTATTCAAGGCCGGAATAAGAAACTGAGCCGGTTGGCGGTGCGGTTGGAGAAGACCATGGGTCTGTGGGTCGGCCCGGACCTCGACCACATGCACGAGGCCAAGTTCGGCCTGCCTCTGCTCTACGGTCAGGTCCTCAACATGATCGATGGCGACAAGGACGTAACCATGGGTCCGAGCTGGAACAAGGAGGGGCAGGTCATTTTGCAACAACGCGATCCGCTGCCTTGCACGATCTTGAGCCTGATCCCCGACGTCTACCTTGGGGGAAACTGATGATTCGTAAAATGCTCCTCGCTGACGTGGAGAAGGTGGTGGTGCTGGGCGCGGTCATGCACGCCGAGAGTATGCTGTCCGCGTGGCCCCTCAACCTTGAACGGGCGCTGGCCGTCCTCGAAGGGACGCTGGGGCTGGACACGACCTTCGCCTATGTCTCGGAGGAGGAGAACGGCGACATCACCGGGGCGCTGATCGGGGAGCTATCCATGCACATGGTGGTCGATGTCCAGATCGCCACGGAGCATCTCTTCTATGTGGACCCGGAGGCGCGAGGCGGCTTCGCCGCTGTCCGGTTGATCGACGCCTTTGACACGTGGGCTACCCTTGTGGGGGCCAGCCTGATCAGCATCCAAGTGGACGCTGGGATCAATAACGACCGCACTATGGACTTCCTTCATCGTCAGGGCTTTGCGGATCATGGCGTGTACATGACGAGGGAGGTGTAACATGGGCGTAGCAATGGCAGGCATGGCTCTTTCAGCCATGAGTGCGATCTCCGGTGCCGTGGCGGCCCGACAGCAATCCCAAGCACGGCAGGATCAGGCCAACTATCAGGCCGCCGTCCAGCGGAACAACGCCATCATCGCCCGGCAGGACGCCGAGGCGATCCGCAAGCGGACCGCGGTCAAGGAGGCCGACCGGAAGCTCCTCGGAGAGGGCACCATTAGTGGAGCTAGAGCGCAGCAAGCGTCGCAAGGCTTCCTCGTGGATGATGCGTCGGTTGGGGCGACCAACACGAGCCTGCTCGCGGACATCAGGGAGCAGACCGCGATAGATGTCGCCCGCATCAAGGACCAAGGCGATCTGGATATCCGGGCGACGCTGATTGGCGCGAGCAACTCGGAGGCGCAGGCAGGCCTACTCGACCTCAAGGCCGATCAGGAGAACCCCGGACTGGCCGGAGGCGCGACGCTGCTCGCGGGCGCGGCCAAGACCATCAGCGTCGGCAAGAGCCTCGGCGCGTTCAAGGGATAGGGGGCATCATGGCTACTGGACGAAATGGTATAACGGTTCCGGGTCGCTTGGGCGACGTCGCCCTGCGTACCGATCCCAAGACCCCACTCCAGAATTTCGACGTCCCCCTGCTTGATGGCGGTGTCGAGGGCCTGAAGCAATTCGCCGGTGCTGCCGACGAGGCGCTGGGTTTATTGCAGGGCATCAAGAAGGACGAAGACGACGCGAACGCCTTGGACCTTGAGCGCAAGATGATCACGTTCGCCCAAGACGAGCGGGCGGCTTACAAGACCCCGCTAGCGTCGGGTCCTGTGGACGAGGACGGTAAATCTACTTTTGGGTCCGACCGCAGCGCACTAGGCAAAGCCGCCAACAAGGAGTGGTTCACCGACCAGATGGGCCGGATTAAAACCCATATGGATGGCCTTCGGTCCAGCTCGGAGTATCAGGGTCTAGGACAGGCGGCCCAGAACGCCGTCGATCAGAGTATTCAAGGCAAGGAGCTGAAGTTCCGCAACGAGGCGCTCATGCACTGGCGTGAGCAGGCCCGATTGAACAAGACGGCCAACATCGAGGCCAGCGCCACGGTGGCGGGCAATGAGGCCGTGGCTAATGCACCGTCCCCGGAGCTGGCGCATGATAGCCTCACGCGCCTCTTCAGCCACATGAACGCCGGGTTCAATCACGCCAACGGCACGACCTTGAAAGAACCGGCCAATAAACTGGTCGCGCAGCGGGCGCTGGATCAGGTCGCCAATACCAGCATCGAGAACCTCCTCCAGACCGACCAGCCCGGTCGCGTCGCGCAGGCCGAGGCGTGGTTGCTGGAGAACAACAAGGTCACCCATAATTTTCTGGATGGGACGTCGGTCGATATCCGCCTGACGCCGAACGTCGTGAAGGACTTGCAAAACAAAATCCGAAAGACCGGCGAGGGCGAGCTGGCCCGCAAGGTGGGCAACGACCTCTTCAAGCTCCATCAAGACGACAGCATCGCCGCCCGTGCAGAGATCGAGAAGAACGCAGCCGGGTACTCGACCGAGGTCATCGAGAACGCCTTCGCGCAGTATGAGAGCCGCCGGTCCAACACCACGAATGCGAACGACCGCTTGGATCAGGACCAATACGACGCGGCCTCTCGATACGTCCAAAAGAACTTCAAGCTCCCTGATGCCAGTGCGATGGACCGGTTGACGGGTGGGGAGGTATCAACTTTGAAGGCGCTCCTGAAGGAGGCGGAGCAGGATAAAATGCTCGGGGAGGACCATCCCAGCAACTACGGCGTCGTCATAAGATTGGCCGGGCTGACCGAGACAGAGTTGCGGGGCTACAGCCAAGCCGAGTTCATAAAAGATATCGCGATGCACCTGAACAAAAAGGACGGCACGCGAGAGAGGGCCATGGACGAATGGACCTCCGCGCAGAACAGTGGGTCGCAAGCCGTCGCCCTGCGGGCCGGTAAAGACACGCGAGCGCGGATCAAGGCGCAGGCTCTGCTCGTGCGGAACGCCTACACGGACGGCACCAAATACTTCACCGCGCAGGCCAAGCGGTCGGCCGCGATCCGGTTCAAGGGCAGCGGGGCCACGGTCTCGGCAAAGCGGGCGAACTTCGTCTTACAGGCGGAGCGGGAGTGGACGCAGTCCCATAGCCGCGACCAGCCACTGAGCAATGATCAGGCCAACAAGATGCTGGCCCGACTGAACTCGCAGGTCTACTTCGACGGCGAGAATGTGAGCCTGTTCGAGCTGCTACCTCAGATCACCGACGAGGACGGCGATCCCATCTTGGGACCAGACGCCATCAACAAGGCGTTCGACTTCGTTGCGCCGGAGATGCGCTTCGAGCTGATCGAGGCTTATCGAAAAGAGCGGTCAAAGACGAAGGGTAACGTCGAGGCGGAGATGGCCCAGCCGATCCCTGCGTCGGCGCTCCGGGGCTACTACAAGAAGCTGGTGCTCGACAACCCGTATTCGTCGATCAAGCCAGCTGCTCGGAAGTTCATCATCGATAAACTGACGAGAGGGACCAATAAACCTTCGACGGCCCAAGTCGAGCATTACTATGTGAATAACCTACTGATGCAGGCGGTGCGCTGATGGCAGAGTTCAACCCGCTTATAAGCACGCCGCTGCCGGTCGGTATAGACCCGGAGGAGCATGAGACGGCACCGTTGCCGGACGCGCTCACGCCACAGCCTACAGCCAAGACGCGGAAGGCGACCGAGGTCGTCGATCTTCAGAAGCGCCGGGACGAGACCGTCCACTCTGCGGTGGCGGCGGATATGGCGGGCGCGACCGAGGTGAACCCGGACCAGTTCGCCAGCCTGCGTAAGATGGCGACCGAGGTGAACCTCGACACCCGCATCCTTCTGGGCGACGTGGAGCCGGAAAACATCCGGTCCCAGCATGTGGTCAAACAGACGCAGGAGATGCTGAAAGAGAACCCGCGTATCGAGAACTTCCTGCGCGACCCGGAAAACACCCGGCTGGTGCATGATGACCTCCGCGCCTTGCGGTATGTCTACCAGTCGATCCGCGAGCTGCAAGAAAGCGAGCAGCACGAGGGCGTTCTCGACGCGGCCAAGGGGACGTTCGATGCGACCATCGGAGGTTTTGGGAGGTCCGTCGAAGGGACCAACCTCGCGATCTTGGAGCAGCAACCACGGGGCCTCCTGTTCGCGGAGGCGGTCAATGAGTTGACCGAGGACGAGCGGATCGCGTTTGGCAAACTGCCCGCCGAGGAGCAGATCGGCTTCCTGCTTAACACCAACGAGAAGTTCAAGGCGGGGCACGAAAAGACCCAGACCGCGATCAAAACCAGCCAAGAAGACCTGACCGCCATCGAGCGTGAGCTGAACCAAATCCGGGCGCGGGTTGGGACCAGCACGACAGCCTTCTACGCGAACGCCATCGGTGAAGCGGTCGGCGGCATGATCCCGGCCATCGCCGTTGGTCTGGTCACGCGCAACCCCATGCTGGCGCAGACCATCATGTTCGGGCAGGCCTTCGGTAACCGGTACGCGCAGGCGACCTTGCGCGACGGCTTCGACAGCAATCCGAATGCACGGGCCAACGAGGCGCTGACGTTCGCCGCTCTGGAGTTCTTCTCGGAGAAGGTGCCGTTGGGCATCCTCTTGAGCGAGAACGGGCGCGGCATGAAGGGCATCTTCAAATCGATGGGTGCCGAGGCGGTGCAGGAAACCTTCATCGAGTACATGGATATCGGCTTCGAGCTGGGCTACCTCGACAAAGAGATGACGGTGGGCGACGCCCTCGAACGGCTGCGCGACGCTGCGATCATAGGTGCCGGTGCGGGCGGGACGCTGCGCGGCGGCATCCAAGGTATGCGCCGACTGGCCGAGATCGGCGGGATGCGACGAGAAGAAGACGACGCCGAGGACCACGCCGCGAAACTGACCGCCGCCCAGCAAGCCGTCAAAGAGGCGAAGCTGTCGGCCCGGTCAGAAGTGAAGATGCGCGAGTTCATCGAAGAGGCGGGCGAGGGCACCACGGTGTCGATCTCCGCCGAGGACGTGGTCGAGCTGCAACAGTCCGGTGTTCTGACCGACGCCGACATGGCCGACCTCGAACTCACCGAGGCGCTGGCCGAGGCTCTGGTCCTGAACGGTGATATCGAAATCTCGACCGCCAAGATGCTCACCCTGCAAGAGGCGACGCAGACCGAGCTGATCCGGCGGGTCCGGCAGGACAGTAGCAAAATGTCGGTCAAGGAGGCCGAGGATCAGCTCGCGGAGCGCGATGAGCTGATTAAGCGTCTAGTCGAAGAGGCGCAGACGCGCTTACAGGACGATCCCGACCACACCCCTATCTCTGATGCGGTGGCTGAACAGCTCCGCTCTATCGGCATCTTCAGCGAGGAGGAGGTCCAGCAAACGGCCCAGCTCGCGGAGGAGAGCTATGGCCCGCGTGCAGCGAACCTCGAAGGCGTCAGTGCTTTCGAGCTGTTCCTCGAAGAAAACGTCCAGCTCCGGGGACCGGCGGATACCCAGCGCAACGCCGCGACGGTCGCGCTGAACCAGACCTCCTTAGCGTTGGGCGTGAACCCTGAAGACCTGCGGCAGCAACTCGCACGATCCGGGGGTGAGATCAGGAAGACCGAGGCGTTCTTGAACTGGTTCGGAGACGGTGTTCTTGTGGACGCGGACGGCCTCGCCGTGCCTTGGGTCCACGGCACCGCCAGTGACATCCGCGCCTTCGAGGCGTTTGCCACCAGCAACGTAACCGCCTTTTTCTCACGCGACCCGATCTTCGCTGAGGGGTTCGCTGACGAGTGGGCTGAAGCGAAATCGAGAGACAACGCGGGAGACGATGCAGTGCTTCGGCGCCCGTTTCAGTTCGATGATGGCGTCCGGGCCAACCTTGTGCCCGTCTTCCTCAATGTGAAGAACCCCTTCGACCCTGAAAACGAAGCACACGTCCAGACCCTGATCGACTATATCGCTGGCGAGCAGGGATTAGAGCCGTTAGGGGAGGCCTCCCTCCATCACCTCCGCTCCGGGGACTTTGTCCAACTGGCCGCTGTCAGCTATGAGATCGAGGCGGCGGGTTTTGACAGCTACTTCGAGCAGGAAAACGGACAACGTAATATTGCGGTGTTCGAGCCGACCGCGATCAAGTCGCCGTTCAATCAAGGAACCTTCGATCCCAACGTCGCGGACATCCTGAAGCAGTCCGCGCAGTCGCTCACGGACACCGAGAACTTCAGGGTGTGGTTTGGAGACAGTGTCGTCGTAGACGAGGATGGGCAGCCGCTGGTTGTTTACCACGGCAGCCCGGAGGTCTTCGACACCTTCGACCCGGACGCTGTTCCTGATCGAGGGGGCCTCGTTGCTTTCGTGACCTCCGACCGCACTTTTGCGGAGGGGTATGCCAGCGACGGTCGGGGGAACGTCTTGGAGCTGTACGCTTCCATCCAGAACCCATTCGACTTCCGCACTGATTGGGCCATGGCCCAGAGCTTCTGGGAAGAGACCGGAGGTATATTCGATCAGTTCGAGATCGACCGGATCGCGCAGGGTCTGGGCACCTTTGTCGAGGGGCAGCCTGCTACACTCACGGAGGAGGAGTTCGTCGGCGCGGTCAAGGAAGGATCGTGGGACGCACTGGAGGCCCCGGAGTTTGCCCAGTGGCTCAATGAGGGCGGGCACGACGGCGTTGTCCTGATGGAGAACGAGGCGATCAATTATGGCGTTTTTGAGGCGGAGCAACTCAAGTCGGTGAACAACCAAGGTGAGTTCTCCGACGCTGCGGGCACCAGCATATTCGAGCAATCCGACGTCCTCGTAGGTACACAGGCAGACCGTGTCGATGCCGCCATCGCAGCTAAACCAAAAGGTATGGCTGACGGCACGAAGCATGGCGTCCTACCCCACCTCCGGTCACTGGCCGAGGAGGACCCCTCCACCAGCAAAGCGTCGTTGATGCTGAAGACAACCAACGCCAACGCGCAGCGGCAGCTCGACGCCATCGACAGCATCTTGGAGAACCACCCAGACGCGCATACCAGCCCAGAAGCATGGGCGGCGATGATGGCCGAGGCGTATGGATCAAGGGACGTTCCCATGTCCCCCTATCGGTTCATCAACGACATCACTGGCCAAGGGGCTATCGACGGGCTGTCCCGTCTATCGCCGGGTCAGATCGAGGATGCGGACCATGGCTTCGAGAACGCTGCCGAGTTCAGGGAGGCATACACGTCAGGCGCGTTGGGTGTCGATACGACAGGCAAGTTGTTCCTGTGGTCCTTCTTATCAAGGGGCGTCAGCCCTTACACGCAGGAGAGCCTGTTCATAGACGCCTTCGATGGCATCGATCCATGGCTCCAAGCCGCCGCTGACGGCAACTTCGATGTCGATGCGTATGCAGAATGGGCAAAGTCCGCTGCGCCTAAAGGAAGCGGGCAACCGGGTGCGGGCGCGACCCATAACTTAAACGCCTTCGGTAAAGACTTTCTGGTCAAAATGGCGCAGGACAGTGGGGATGGTCGCTCACGTCTACAGCTCCTGCACGACCTGATGGCAGACCCCAAGGCTACAGGCAAACAAGTCCGTCGAGCGTTCGCCACCTTCGGTGAGGGTGTCGGCATCGATAACAAGGTGGTGTCCTTCACTTTGTTGGTGGCGGGTTTCAGTGATGTCATGGTCCTCGACCGGGTGCAGTTCCGGCAACTGTATGACGATGGCCGGTTCGCTGGGATCAACCTGTACGACGGTATGAAGAAGGAAGGTAAACCCGTGACCGGCACCTCCTTCGCCAAGCAGGGCGACGGCGTGCGGGGCATCTTCATCTATGAAGCGATGGAGCGGGCCATTGAAGCGCGGATCGACGAGATATACACCGCGCTGGGTCGAGAAGGGGAAGGGTCGGTCGGTCGATACCATTGGGAGACATGGGTCGCGGACAGCGAGCAGGAGGCCAGCCATGGTAGCCTTGGGGCCATCCTCCCCGACGCGCTTGGTAACGAGAATGCGATCAATGAGGTCACGGCGAAACAGGGGGAATATGGGTCATACGCTTACGGCGCACGGTATGGTGTCGACGGTTCCGGCAATGGCTTCTTCCTTTATAACTCGGTATCTGCTAAAACTTACATATTCACGGTCGAGCAGTTTGTAGACTTCCAGACCGAGGTGAAGAAGCCCGCCAATGGCGTTGTTCCCACAGGCTTCAAAGTAACGGAGAGCGGTAATGCCCCATGGCATCAAAGAGACGACGTCAGCGGAGACGCCCTTGAAGCCCTCGCTGCAAAAATCGCGGAAGGCCCAGCGGGCACGCAGCAAGGAACTGTTCGCAAAGATGGGAAGAACGAAACGCTTCCCGACCGACCTGCAACCGATCAGCCCGGCAGCCCTCTCGAACAAGACCCCAACGCCCGCCGCCAAGGCGTAGGCGGATCGTTCCGGCAGGAGCAGGACGCCTACGGCAACATCGCCAATGTAATCTCGTTCACGAAGGACGCTGACCGCACGACCTTCCTCCACGAGCTGGGTCACTTCTGGCTCTTCCAGATGCACAAGGACATGGCCGATCCGCGCCTCACCGAGGCCGGGCGTGTTCGCCTTGAGCAGATGATGGGTTCCACCAAGTCGTGGTTCAAGAAGAACTCGAAGGACGCGTGGCGCGACATCCAGAAGATTGCCGACGCTGCCGAGGCCGAGGCGGTGAAGAAACCTGACAACGGGAGCTTCCGCCTGAAGGCCGACCGCCTGAAGGCAGCCGTCGCCCACGCCAAGAAGAACGGCGGGGCCAAATACATGGAGACCGTCGCGGACGGCTTCATGGACGGCAGCGTCGAGCAGGGCACCGACCTCGAAGTCGGCTTCCACGAGCTGTGGGCGCGCGGCGTCGAGAGCTGGCTGGGCGAGGGCCGCGCACCGAGCAGCGGAATGCGCCGGGCCTTCACGTCGTTCTCGACGTGGGTCATCGGAACCTACAAGCGGCTGCGGAACCTGAACGTCGAGCTGGACGCCGAGATCAGGGACGTCTTCGACCGGCTGGTCGCGACCGACGAGGAGATCGCCTACGAGCGGGACCGGGCGCTGTACACGATCCCGCAAGAGATCAGGGACGCAGCGACGCCAGCGGAGCTGGCCCAGATCGAGGCCGCCGAGATCGAGGCCATCCACGAGGCCCGCGCCCAGATGCAGGGCAAGGTGGCGGCGGAGCTGAAGAGGGAGCGCACGGTCGAGTACAAGACCAGCAAGGAACGCCTCACCTCGACGACGCTGGAGGACATCCAGTCCCGGCCCCTATACAAGGCCCTGAACATTTTGAGGACCGGCGGCGACGTCAATACCGAGGCTGTCTTCCTCGACAGGGCCGAATTTATCGCCCTGTACGGGCAGGAGAAGGCCAAGGCCATGCCTCCTCGTGTTTTCGGGGGCAAGGATAGCGACAGGATCAACTTGCCTCTCCTCGCGCAACTGAGCGGGTTTGAGGGGCAAGATCAGATGGTGGAGGCGCTCACAACGCCGCACCCCAGCGAGGCAGCTCTGCTTGAGGCCGAGGTGAACGCCGCCCTGCGCGAGCAGTTCGGATCGCTACTGGACCCCGACAAACTGGCCGACGAGGCCCAAGAGGTCGTCCAGAACGACAAAATGGTCGAATTAATGGCCATTCAGGCCCGTCTGGTCCGGCGATTGGCCAAGGAACCCCTCCAAAACGCCGCTCAACGCCGCGCATTGGACGAGGGAGCGCCCTTAGACGCCAAGGTGGACCGAGAGGCCGTCGAGGACGAGCAGGCCGTTGCTGGGCTGGCTGAGAGCCAAGAGGATGCGATCCCCGGCGAATTGCGGGTCGCGCAGACCCAAGCACAGAAGGAAGCGAACAAGACCCAGCGGGTCGCCCAGCGGGCCGCCGTTCGCCGACTCAAGGACCTGACCCGGTCTTTGGACCTCAAAGGCATCAAGGCGGCGGCCAAGGAGATCGTCGCCCGGATGAAGGTCGGCAAGATCACGCCGCAGAAGTTCCGGCAGACGGCGGATCGTCTGGCCAAGAAAGCCCACCTCGCCATCGCGGGCCGGGACTACGCCGCCGCTGCCGATCTTCTGGAGCAGCGCACCCTGAATTTGGAGATCGCTCGCGAGGCGCAGGAGAAGCGGACGAAGATCGACCGCCGGGTCAAAGCCGTCCGCAAGATACTGGGCCGCATCGACACGGAGCTGAAGGGCTACAACATCGATGTCCTGACCGCCGTTCGTCTGATGCTGGAACCCTATGGTCTGGCCAGCGAGAACCCCAGCAACCTGCCTGCCAAGGACGTGATCGCGCTGCTCGCGGAGGTCGAGCCGGAGATGGCCACTGGCATGGAGAAGGTGATCCGCGATGTCGCCGTCGCAGCCGCGCCGTATATCGAGGCGACCGGCAACGACCGGCCCTATCGCGAGATGCCCCTCGAACTGTTCGAGACCCTGATGGACACGGCCCAGAGCTACATCGCTCTGGCCCGCGACATGAAGACCGTCCTGATCGACGGTCGCCGGGTGCAGTTCGACACCGTGGCCGACGAGCTGGCCCAGTCCACCGCCGATCTGGATCGGTCTCACCTCCCCGCTCTGGGCAAAGGCACCGAGCGGGAGCGCAACGCCATTGGCTGGCGTGGCACTATCCGCACCTATGGCCGACGCGTCGAGGCGTGGGCGCGAAGTATCGACGGTGGCGACGACGGCCCGATCCAGAAGTACTTCACCCGACCGGTGATGAAAGCCGTCGATGCCTACTACGCGGCGAAGCTGCCCCTGATGAACAGGGTCTTGGAGATCATCGAACCCCAGAACGACGAGCTGGCCGCACCGACGGCGATCAAGGCCGACGAACTGGGCGGGTACACCTTCCGCACCAAGGGCGAGCTGCTTCACTGGATGTTGCACACAGGCAACGAGAGCAACATACGGAAGCTCCTGATCGGGGGTGCTGTCGATGTCGGGAACAATGTGGTCTACCAGTGGACCGAGATGAACGACCCACGCGACGAGGTGAATACCGACAAGGCGGATGCGTTCATCCGGCGGATGTTCTCGACCGGTGTCCTGACGGCGCAGGACGTGCAAACGCTGAACTCGATTTGGGCCTTGTTCGAGGAAACCAAGGGTGGGGCGCAGCAAGCACACCACCAGATGCACGGCCACTACTTCGACACGGTCGGGGCCACCCCTCGGCAGACGCCGTTCGGTGAGCTGACCGGCGGTTATGTCCCGGCGCTGACTGACCCTCTGATGAACCCGGACGGCCTGCGGCAGGAGCAAGCCGATCAACTAGGCAACGCCCAGCACGCCGCGATGTTCCCCGGAGCCGAGGATGGCTTCACCAAAGGCCGGGTGGACTACAACCAGCCGCTGGCGCTAGACCTCCGTATGCTCCCCCTGCATCTGGACAAGGTGTTGAAGTTTACGCATCTAGGCCCGCCGATCCGCTCGGCGGCCCAGCTACTGGTCAACCGGCGGTTCGCCGCCACCCTCAACCGCGTGGACCGATATGCCATCAACGGCATACTGGAGCCGTGGCTCCGGCGCACGGCCCGACAGTCGCTATCGGAGCCGGGCAACCGGCATCTGGATAGCTTCTTCAGGGCGCTGTCCCAGCGGATCGGCGTGCAGACCATGGCGGGCAACATCGTGAACACCGCCCAGCAATTCACTGGCGTTATCACTGCCTTCAGTCGGCTGCCCATGGGGGTGGTTTTGAAGAACTTCGGACGGTTCCAGAAGGACGGTCAAGGGACTTTGAAGTACATTGAGGGCCGGTCAAATTACATGACCAACCGCTTTCGTAATTCGGTCAACGACGTGGCCGAAAACATCAACGCCGTTCTCACCGACGCGACCCCTCTGGGTAAGCTGCAATATTACGCGAACAAATTTGGCTACATCACGCAGCAACTCGCGCAGAACGCCATCGACCCTGCGGTCTGGTTAGGTGCGGAGGAACACGCTCACAACAACGGCCTGTGGCAGCAAGTTTATGACGCACACCTCCCCTTGGGGCGGGACATCGCCTATGAGAAGGCGCAGGCGGCTTCGGCTCTGTATGCCGACGAAATCGTCCGGGCGACCCAGACACCGCTGGGGCCGCAGGACGTCAGTCGAGGCGAGGCGTCCGGGGCGTTCACCCGGCTGTTCTTCAAGTTCGCGGGCTACTTCAACAATATGGCCAACCTGTCTCTGACCGAGGCGCAAGTGATCATGCGGGACATCGGCTTCAAGGGTAACAAACCCGGTCGTCTGCTATGGCTGTACCTGTCGGTGATCGCGGTCCCGTCCATCGTGGCGGAGGGGATCTCCATGGCCGCCTCCGGCGACTTCGACGACATGGATGAGAACGAGGCGGAGGAGAACATACGGATATGGCTGAACCTCTTCGCCGTATCTCAAGTCAAAATGGTGAGCAACTTCGTCCCCGGTGTCGGCGGGGCTGTGTCGTGGGCTGTCGGACAGACGACCGAGCAATTCTACGACGACCGTTTGAGCCTCTCCCCGGTACTGTCCATTGGCGAGGCCTCCCTATCAGCGGGGGCCGGTGTGGCCGAGGATGCTTATAACAGCCTCACCGACAGTGATGGGCGGCCTCTGGCACGAACCCTCAAGGACACCCTGACCTTCGCCGGTCTTCTACTGGGCCTGCCCACCAACTGGTTCTCGAAACCCGCCAGCTACGCGCTGAAGGTCAAGGAGGGGCAGGCCGACCCAGAGGGTGTTCTCGATTGGGTGCAGGGATATCTGCGCGGGCGAGACGGGACCGAGGACTAGCAAAAATGGCACAAATGGCGTACAAGCGACTAGACGCAAGCAAGGAGTTGCCCCATGACGGTTGATAACGAAACTGCGCGTACTGGTCCCTATACTGGTGATGGGGCCACTCTGACGTTCGCCTATGACTTTAAGGTGACCGATCAGACCCACCTTGTCGTCACCATCACGACCACGGCCACCGGCGTCGAGACGGTCAAGACGCTGACCACCGACTACACCGTCACTGGGGTGGATAGCGACAGCGGCGGCAATGTCGTGATGAACAGTGGAAAGTTCCCTCTGGCGACCGAGCAGATCACCATCACCCGATCAGTCACGCAGGAACAATCGACTGATCTGAAGAACCGGGGCGCGACGCAGCCGGAGGTCCTCGAAAGCACGCACGACCGCGCCGTCCAGATGATCCAAGACATGCAGGAGACCCTGAACCGGGCGCTCAAGCTGCCGGTCTCTGACAGCTCCGTTGCCGACATTACCAGCACGGTCCCCCGCCAGAACACGGTCCTCGGCTTCGACGGCTCCGGCGTCCTGACGGTTATTGACACGAGCAGTCTGGTGACGACGGCCAGCTACGCCGACATGGTCGTGGACAACTTCACTGGCGATGGCGCGACGGTCGCGTTCACCCTGTCCGCGAACCCCGGCACCGAGACGAACACGCAGGTCTTCATCGACGGTGTCTACCAGCTCAAGGGCACCTACACTGTCGTTGGTACGACGCTGACGTTCAGTGAGGCCCCGCCGACTGTCGCCGCCGACAACATCGAGGTCGTTCATGGTCAGGCCGCCGCCACGGCTCTGTTCATCAACGCTACGGTCACCGGCGTCCTGTCCCTTGCGAATGGGTCAGCGTCGGCCCCCTCCCTTTCCTTCACCTCCGACGCCGACAGCGGCATCTACCGGATTGGCGCGAACCAGATGGGCCTCGCCGTCAACGGTGCGCTCGTCGCCTCCATCCTGACGACGGGCCTGACGGTCAACGGCAACATCCTGCCTGACACGGACAGCGCCGACAGCCTCGGCTCGACCGGCACGCGCTGGCTGAAGCTGTGGGTCGATGACATCGCCGTCACCACAACGATTGTGGTTGGCGGGAACCTTATCCAGACCGACGGCATCACGACGCTGTCCACCAGCACGACAGGTCTTCCGCTGCAAGTCAGCAGCACCAATGCCACGACGCATGACACCTTGATCCGCGCCCGTACGGCGACATCGGGCAGTAATGCCCGCAACGGGTTTGAAATCCTCACGGACAGCGGGGGGACGCAGACCTTTGTCGTTTCGACTGCCGGTCGCGTCACCGCTGATGGGGGGGTGATCTCTGGTGGGGACATCATCTCCGATACCGACAGCACGGACAGCCTTGGTTCAACGGGTGTCCGCTGGGCTGTCCTGTGGGTTGATGACGCCACCGTGACGAACAGCATCACCGCTGCCGGTGACATCACCGCTGCGAACCTGATCGCGACCGGCGATGTGTCCGCTGGCGATGCCGCCAACATGGGCTACACCGCCAATGATGGCTTGGTGTTGACCGGTCAAGGTCTGTCTCTTATACACATCTCCGAGCCCACGAGAC